TATATCACTATCTTACCTTTTAATTTGTAATTTTCACTTATTTTTTCTTCTTTTTTCGTCTATGTTGATATGTTATCTTCTTACTGCTTGTTTTTTCTCTCTTAAACCTGGCTTTTTCTGCTGGTGTCATCTCTTTTGTTGTCTTAGGTGTCTTACTTGATACACGTTTACTAGGACGACAGGCAGGATATCCTCTCTTCTCTCCTTTTTGACGGCCACAAGGTTTACCAGTCTTAACATCAACCCAGTTTTCCTTAAACCAACGGTCTAAACCCCCTTTGGTTTTAGTATTAGGTTTACTTTTTCTTCTTGCTTGTGGCACGTTTTCTCTTAGTTGTTGTACGTTTTTTACTCTTTGAGTAACCAGATGCAGTTCTTCTTTGACCATCTGGTCCTTTTACATCCCCTTTGCATACTTTCACCGCATAAGCATTAGCGTAAGCCGAAGGATATACCTTAAACTTACGCTTTGCTGCTGCTTTACCTCTGGCACATAATTTACCCATGATTACATGCTACAGGAGCAGCGTTTTTTACCTGTCTTTTTCTTTTTCTTTTTCTTTTTTGTTGTTGACATTCCGTAAGCCATAAGCAAAAAGCGTATCTTAGTATATTCTAAACGAAGTTTGGCCCAGTGTCTCTGGCTTCGCTAAGTTAAATTGTTGCAGACAAAGATAACCAAAAGCATCAAACGCATGATCCACTCCCAAATTCTTATTAGGTAAACCAGTATTAGGTGCATAAGTTAACGTCCTAAGTGCTTTTATCAATTCTTTACAACGAGGATGTATAAGCGTCCTCCTATCGCCATTAGCGTCAAACAGGGCAGTATTGACAGCAGTGATCTTATCTCTGATCTTCCAGGGGCTTCTAGGACTCATAACAGTAAAACCAGACCTCCTAAGTATCGTATGATCTGTTACTCCTACCCCTGATGTCTTTCTTGCACTTCCCGTAGGGTCAGGACAGGCAATAATTCTACGATCAACTCCATATCTTCTTGTAACCTCTTCCGCAAAGTCCCATGTGGTAGCACCTCCTGTAAGCATAATCTCATCAAAAACGTACAAAGTGTCGTTATGTTTAACAGCACAGATTCCCGCCATAGGGTCAACGTTAAAATCCAAGCCAATTAACAAGGGAAGCATGTGTAAATCTGCCACTTCCTTGTCAATATTCTCATCAGCAAAGCTGACAGCCACCAATCCAGTAAGATTTTCAAAACTTGCCTCAAATTCCTGTCTGAATGTCCTCGCATCCAACTGCCCTCTTGCTGCTTCAACCTCCTCTTTCGCTACATTACCCCCCTCTATCGTAGTAAAACTCCATCTTTGCCAATCATCCCATTCCTGTTCACCACAAAAGCACCACATATCGTAAAACCAACTCGCAGTTCCATCTGGGGTACTGATAAAAAGTGCCCATCCTTGTTTATCAGCCAATGCAGGTCTAATAACCTCCGCCCACACATCCCTATCCATAAATGCGGCCTCATCCAATACAACACCCGCCAAGCTCCTTCCTCTCAATGCCATTGCATTTTCTGTTCCCTTCAACTCAATACTCGATCCATTAATTAAATCCAGTCTCAAATCAGTCTCATTTTTACTCTGAACCCATGTTCTAGGAGTTAATCTCTTCAATTCCTTCCATGCAATATCCTTTGCCATCCTATATGTAGGAGCACAGTAGAAATAAACCTCCCCAGGACGATTAATCGCTCCTCTCAATAACTCAATACAACTTAAATAACTCTTCCCAAACCTTCTTCCAGCTACCAGCACACGAAATCTTTTATCTGAATTAAAAACCTCTCCCTGTGCATACCTTAAACTGATCTCATTTAGACTCATTTATACCTTTTTTACATAATATTACTCATTTTCTTTCGCATTTTACACTTTTAAAGCTATCATCGAAATATTAATACCCTCATAAAACAAGTTCGTGGCTGAATCTTTCATTAACAACAACCTAAATTTAGATCTTCCAGTTCCTCAACGTAAACCTCGTGTTCAGAAATATACAGGTGGGTCAAATTCAAGAGCAGTCATAGAAGCAAGATCTCAAAGATTATACTCTCGTCAACTCGAAGGTAAAACTACCAGACAACTAGTCATAGAACATTCTAAAAGAGAAGGTATCTCAGAACCTACCGCTTGGGCTGATTGGGGCAGAGTCAAAGCTTGGAATGATGAAGACTGGCTCAAGGAAAGAGACAAAATGATTCCTCGTTTACAAGCCATGAGGATGCGTTTATTTAATAAAGCCGTAGCAAAAGGTCAGTTACAGACAGCAGCACAGATTCTAGACTCTTTAGGCAAAGTTGTAGGTGAATCTGTAGAAACAGTCAACATTCAAGCTCCCGATTTGACAATCAAAGTAGAACCAAAAGTTTAATCAGAATATATTTAGGGTAACCGCATATGCAGATACGCTCACAGCTTTTGCAACTACACCCCACTAAAAAATAAGTATAATTACTCATATCTTTTTACATGCATAAGTATGTACAATGTTATGTATTTTTGGTATAATAAAATATAAGTATAATTAGTTTTATTACTTTTATACTTACAGCTAAAATTTTTTATTATCTCTAATCTAATCAACACTTGACACAGTCAAACATCATTTACAGAGTTAATAAAAGTAAATAGCTAAAATAAACACTCAATCAAATTAATTAAACTATGTTTCTAGTAAATTTTATTTTAATAACTTCAACGATTATTTTTATAGCTGAGGTTAATACAAGAATCAGTGACTATTTAAAAAATAGAAAATACTGATTAAAAAAAAATATTCATTCTATTAATTATCATCATGAAATTTTACTTAGGATTTATTATCATTGTAGTTTGTTTTTTGCTCTCATCCTGGGGTAATGACCATCCAATAAAAAACGGACATTTGCAAAATAATCAAACTGTTGAGACTTTTCAAACTCACATAAATGATATATAATACATATCATAAACAAACTTTTATTTATTAATTAAATCATGAACAACGAACTAGCAAGCCAATTGCAAGAAGCCAAAGAAGTACTTCAAGCTATTGAAGAAATTCCTACAAGTAAGTTTTTAACTTGTAAACAATATAATACACTTCTTTTAAAACTTGTTAAAGATTCTTATGACTATAAACAAAACAAAGAAGAGTATGATGAAATTTTATCTAAAGTCTTTAATATGACTATTATTGAAGTTGAAAAGTTAGTTACGATACAAGAGATACAAAAGGAACAACAAAGAAGAATTGACGAAGTCAGCAAACCTTTAACAAGTAAACCATTTATAAATAACTCTTAATTGAGTTATTTATTTTTTATTCACATTATTAATTTTTAACGATGAACTTTGCACCAATTGAGAATAAGCAATTAATTCAAACATCAAGTTTATTAAAACTAATTGCTAATAATGATATCAACGGTAATGAACAACATATTTACTTACATATTGCTAATACTGGTAGAATATTAAAAGCTTATGATATATGCAATAGAGGTATTTATGCAGTACCTAAAGAGTTAAAAGATAAGGCAATTAATGCAAGTTGTATAAGTATATCAATTAAAGAATATAAAAGGATATTAAAAGAATATGAATAATAGTTTCTTAAAGCTATCTAAAATTAGATAGTTTTAAAAAACTATTTTATATAAATAGTTTTATTTTCAACTTTATTTTATTAATTAATTATGAATTCAACTTTAACACTTTTACCAGCTTATGGTAGAGACTATAAAAGTAAAACTGCTATTATTAACGATTTGAATGCATTAAAAGATTTTATTGTTTCACATACTGGGCAATATATAAATAAACCACAATTTAAAGAGCATAATATAATTTCATTTAATGTTAGATATAATAATCAACTAAAAATAACAAATATAAATATAAAAGATTTAAATAATGCTTGAATATAATCCTATACCTACTGATAAAAGTCAGTTTAAAGAAGGTACGCAAGTACCAAGAATAAAAAGAAATAGAGATAAAAAATATAAGAATGTTTTAAAAGAAATAAAAGAATTAAAAAAATAAATTGATACTTACTTTAAAAGGATTATTAAATTAATCCTTTTAATGAAAGTATTTATCACTTTCAATTAAAAACTTATTTAAATTAATTAAACATGAATAAAAGACTTAAAAAGCTTTTTAAAGCTTACGACGGTAACTTATTGAATTATTTCGCTGGTTTAACACCGGAAGAGAGTAAAAAATTTAATGAATTAAAAAAGAAAATTAAAAATAAAAAATAATTTATAACCATGAAAAAAAACTCTAATGGAAGAGTTTTATATGAAGGTTTATCTCCAATAAATAACAAAAAATATGCGGTTATTGTTACTGGTTTTAATGCTCAAACTAGTAATAAAAAAACTGGTAATATGTATCAAACTTGGATATTAAATCAAGATATAAAACCTAATGAAGCATTTAAACATAAAGAGTACGGAGAGACAGTGTGTGGTAACTGTCCACATAGTGGATGGAATCAAAACTCATGTTATGTTAAATGGTTTCATGCTCCCTTGAATGTTTGGAAAGCATATAAAAATAATAGATATGAATTTTTTGATGGTAACTATGAGATATTTAAAAATAAAAGTATACGTTTTGGAAGTGCGGGAGATCCTGTATTGATACCGATTGATATTGTTAAAAATATTATAAAGGTAGCAAAAAATCACACTGGTTATACTCATATGTGGCGTAATAATTTTGCATTACCTTATAAAGGTTTATTCCAGGCAAGTGTAGACAGTTTTCAAGAATATTTACAGGCAAGTTCACTTGGCTTTAATTGTTTTTTGGTTAAACATGAGAGTGTAAATGATCCTAAAGGGTTTATTCATTGCCCAGCTAGCGTAGAATCAGGTCAAAAAACATCATGTAATATATGCTCTCTGTGTGATGGTAACACCGGTAATGTGGTTATTAATGCTCATGGTAATACCAAGAATAATGTACTAGCTAAGGTATAAATAAAAAAAATATTATATATATTTATTATTTATTATTTAATTTTTAAAAAATATAAAAATAAAAATTTAAATAATATATCAAAGTCAATATTTTCATTGATGAATGAATGATTGTTATTGTTCATGAATGAATGAAACTGCCTTGAATCATGAATA